TGATATGTCAAATTCAGGTAAATCCATTGCTTTTTCCAAGGTTGAAAGAATCTTGTACACCGCTTTGAAATTATCCATAATACCTCCTTTGGAATATAAAAATACCACCTAGTCCTATGACCAGATGGTACTTAGGAATTTAAACTTTCTGCAAAATCCCATTGTTCTTTTCCTAAACGTCTATATTCTTCTAACTTTTCAGCAGTATCACTTGGAGCACCCTCAATTATTTCCATTCCTTTTAATGTAATCTTTAAAAATGGTGCTATTTCGTCCCAAATCTGTTTCATTTCAGGTGTGTCAGGTAATCTCATTCAAATCACTCTCCTAATAATTTTTTTACTCTGTATTCAGTATACATTTCGTCATATTTACCTTTAGCATACTCATTATTTGCATAATTACTAATTTCATTAATATTGTACCCCTTGTTAATAAGTTTATCAATCTTTTTCTTTGATTTATGTCTAATCCAATATAGATATTCACTACTGTCGATTATTTCTCCATATCCAATCCTATATGATTGTGCATCCATCCAGTGTATATACTCATGTACATACGTACTTAATACATTTTTAGGACATGCTGCATCTTTTTGCAATTCCAATAACTTTAATCTGCTTCCTATTGTCCTATCAATATAAAGTACATTTTTTACTGCATTATATGATGCCAAAGCTCCTGTTTGCATTTCTGAACTGTTTATTATTACAACTCTTGGTAAATTATCAACGTCACTTATTTTTAACTTTTTCAATGATTCAGATATGCTTAAATCAATGGTATGCAGTTCCTTTGGTTTAAGTCTGATATTATTAGAAACATATATGTTATTTTCTGCTGTTAGTACTTTATAAGTTGATATATTAATACGTCCCCTGTTTATCTCTGATACGTTGCTTTTATCTAAATTAACAGGTTTGTATGATTGTTCGATCATATTTTCTTTACTTATTTTGGTGTTTCCAATATCCTTTAACCCATCAACATTAACTCTGTCTCTGTGTTCACGTAATCCCATTTTTTCGCTGAAATCACTATATTTCTTTGATAATGTCTGATATTTACACTTTGCAGCTATTACCTCGTCTGAATCATCTGCTAAACCTGATTGCTTTAATAAGCTAATATCCTGCCTGTACTTTCTCATTGATGTTTCAAGTCTGCGTTGATATTGGGTGGCTTCATACTTGTTGTATTCCTTGCCATTGTACTCTTTTTTTTCGTTTTCCTGCCTGTTTAATTCTTCAAGCTGTTCATCTGTATATGTTCTAACAGAAATGCCGGGAATGAACGGATAAAATGTGTGTCGGCAGTTTGCTCCACACAAGCCATCAACTTCACCATAACCTGTTTCTCTTATGAATGACTTATAAAGTACTCCTGCTTCTATTTTCTCTGCATTTGGGTTTGCTCTGTCCCAATAGAATACTCTTCCCTGCCATACCTGATGTGTAGGTCTTGCAGTTGAATGCCAGCTTGTTTCAACGAACTCAGTATCAAGTTTCTGCATGTTGTCAGAATTTATTTTACTTGTTACCTGATTGACACCTGTAAGTATTGCTCTTCTTGCAGCAACATCTATTCTTGTGGATATTCCTGAATCATAATTAATGCTTCTTACTCCACTCCTTGTCATTTCATCAGTAACTTTTCTGATAATGCTGTTATAGTCAAACGTTCCGTTAAGCACGTGCATAACTGCATTGTCCATTGTATCCTTGAAATAATCATCAACTGTCTTGAATGTTTTTCTGCCATTTGGTTGTTTGACAGCAAATCCCATTGTCCTAGTGATGTTTTTCAACTGTTTTGCTGTTTGTTGCTTGGTTGCTTCTATTAACTGCTGCAATGCCATGTTTTCCTCAAATGGTATAAATTCCTGACCTACTGCCCTATATAATGATTCATCTCTTAAATATCCTTCCTTTAAGGTATCAGAATATAATTGTTCTATTTCTGTATCACTTAAATTCAAGGCTTCCTGAATGTGTTTCTTTATGTCAGTCTTGTCAGCTCCCATATTATACAGCCTGTTTAATTGCCAATCTGCTGTCCTTGTAATCTCACCGGTCTCTGCAATCCTTCTGATAATGTTATTCATAATGTCATTTTCCAAGCCTGCATAGATTTCTTCAATGTTCTTTGGAAATAACTCTAATTCATCTGACTTGTACACTATTCATCATCTCCTGATGTATCATCCGGCTGTCCTGCCAGTTTCTGCATTGCAATCTCTTCTGTTTCTCCATACCATTTCATTCGGTATTCAACCAATGTC